TGGCTGTTTCCTGGCCATTGACTGCTCCCATACGCTGTGGAGAAAGTCCAATAGACTCAAAGCATTGTTGCTTGAAGTGGTTAGCTAACTGTATCCTTGACATCAAACGCTGTGTCTGCTCAAGGTTGAGTACCTGGTAGTGCTGGAAGTTCAGCGCACTCTCTGTATTGGTGATTGAAGTATCCAATGGAAGCATTCCAAAGTTCTTCATGGCCACATAGGCCTTTGCGTAGTTGTTGTGACCCCAGTCTTCACCGGCAGAGTGGCGCGGTAAAGCATTCTGGTCAAGCATGATCACTGTTCCTAGTTCATCTACCAGGATATCAGCGATCTGGTTATTCACCAGGTTGTAACCAATCTGGTAAGGTTTCATCTTGTCAACAAGTGACATAGACTTGGTATTGCGGTCTGTAAACACAGCTCCCTCTACCGGTAACTTGCAACCGTAAAGTGTAAAGTCTCCTTTGAACTGGAAACGTACAGGTTTGACATCCAGATACATAGGGGCAAAACCCTGGTAGTCATTGTTACCATAGAAGCTTGGACGGTTAGGACCAATCTTGATACCTCCCCAAACTTCATTGATCCAGATCCAGTCAATGTGCTCACCATATGTCAGTGTCTCACGGTTCTTGTTTTTCAGAACGCTGGTGTCATACACTGGTTTTTGTGTGACCTTGTAGGTTTCATCCACGATCATGTCAACTAAAACCCCATCATCCCCAATTTTGGAAAGATGTCCTACCATGCGCTGGCTCTTCCAGTACACAGTAGTCACACGGATAAGACTCCAGTTGTTGTAGTCCTGTGCATCCTCCGTCTCGTTGAAGATCTGGTAGATGATATCATCACCAGTGTTCACAAACGTATCACGTGCAGAAAGGAACTGACGCATGCCCAGTGAAGGACCTTGCGTGTTCCATTCATGGGAGCGGGTAGCGTCATAGAATGAACCATCATTTTGCTGACCAGGGATCAGGTATCCTGCAGACTTCATAGGATAGATAGCCTCTAGTGATGCCAGCTGCTCCTCATCCATCTTGTAGCCGTATTTATCAATCACATCTGCCACAGTCATCAGATCCACGCGTCCTGCGTAGTTTGACTGGGAGATATAGCGTGCTTCAGGTGATTTGTGGTAGAACGTAAGCACCGGGTTCCAGAGCTCAAGTTCATAATCATCTTCATTCATCTTGAAATGCCAAAACTCACGGTCAGTGATCAGCATGTCGCGGAATGCCAGGTTCTCCAACTCTTTCATGTAGAAACGCTCCTCATCCACGTTATGCTGGTGAGTAGCCCATTCTTCAATCATAGAGCGGTAGTCTTTGCGGAAGAACTCTTCAATTTCTGGCAGACTCTTCAGGTTCTCCGGGCTCATCATTTGCTGAGCCTGTTGTGCCTGCTGTTCATCCTGCAGGTCAAGACCCATAGAGTCAATCATCTCCTGCATCTTTTGTTCAGCATGTGCTACCAGTACTTCTTCTACCATACTGCGTTTTTGCTCCATCATCTCGTTGTAAGACATGTCGTCAACTGCGCGGTAGGTGATGCGGTCATTTCTCTTGGCAAACTCGCCTGTGAGAACGTTGATTACGTTAGGAATGATTGGGAAGAACTTCAGCTCAAATGCACTCTCATCTTGCTTCGTAAGAATGTCAATCATCTCTGCCATCTCATTGTCCTCTTCTACGATGTAGTCAGTACGGTCAATGATACCATTGGCAAGCTTGTAGTTCTTGAGCATCTTTCTTGCATTTCTGCGGATCTGCTTCATACCCTGCATCTCCAACCAGTCAAGGTTCCATGCGCCCCAGGCTGTGTCCTTATCTGCTGCAGCTAAAAACTGAACGGGCTGGGTAAGTGTACCCATGCGGTTGTAGTCAGCTTTTGCTCCATTTTTAAGTTGTAATGCGTTTACTACTTTCATTATAAGTATTCTGTTAGATGTTACCTCAGATTTTTAAAGGGGTTTCTGGGACGTTTCAAACCTGGTGAAGCAGCATTAGTCCCTCCCATATGGCGGAAAGGACTGCTCATAGATAATTTACTAAAATTTTTAGCATTAGCCAAATGAGAATCCTCTCTCTCAACACGTTTTGAATATCCTCTGTTACTCTCCTGGACCTTTGCAAATGCCACCAGTGCACAGAAGGCTACCAGTCTATCCACGTTGAGTCCATCGCGGTAGGCAGCCATCTCTCTTAGGAGCATGATGTCTGGTATGCGCTCTATCCCGTAAGTAGTTTTGACGATCTGTCCATCAGGCGTGGTTTCATGATCTAGTTCTTCTTCCAAAAACTGCAGCGCATAGGATATCAGGTTGGTGCGGAAGATGGTTCCCACGTTACGCCAGCCGTATTCCTGGTACACGTTTGTGTTACTCTGTAGTTCTTTTAGGAAAAGGATCTGGTTTTTAGGTACCAGGTATTTTTGTTTCCTGCGCGAGATCATGTACTGGATGAACAAACTCACGTTGTTCTCCACAATGGTCCACGCGTTGTAAGCTTCAATGATCATCTCCAGTCGCTCGTGTGTTTTGTTGAGGTCATCAAAACGTCCGCACCAGCTGGCTACGATCCTGTCGCGCTCAATGTGCTGCTCAATAGAGCCATCCATTTTATGTTTGGTGACTTCCTGTGCAGTCTTGTAGACAAATATGGAACAGAGGGATTCAGACGTTGTAGTCTTACCTTCTGCCACGGGGTCAATAGAAGCGTAGTACATACCAAACGTAGGATCCTTCACAGGACGTTCATAGATGACCACCACGCCCTCTTTGTTCTCTGTCTTAGGAGAAATAGGGAACTCAGATATTGGAAGCTTCCTGGACTCTTTAAATTGAATCTTACCATCATCTCCGCGCTCCAGGTCCACGTACTCTGTAAAGTAGGTTCTCTCTTCAATCTTGCGGATCTGCTTAGAGACTAAGTGCAGTGGAAACTTGGATGCTTTTCTGTAAGCAAAAGCTTCTTCAATGTTAATAGGCTTCTGAGAAATACGAAGCTGGTAGTCGTCTGGCTTGAGTTTCTTTTTCCAGTCCTCGCGTTCTGCCAGGATCAATCTAAGTGCTTCCTCAACTTGTGAGTTACCATACTCATCAATGCACGGAAGCATTGACCATTGCTCAGGAATGAATAGTCCGCAGTAGGAGGTCTGACCCTCTGCGTTCAATAGGTTGGTCTCAACGGCCAGAACATCCTTAGAGTCTGGGTTGAGAATAAGTTCTTTGAGTGGTTCACACTGTTCCAGGTCACCCACAGATCCTGCAGCGGCAAACATACCGGTGTAGATCATACCTGATTTCATGGCAGGAAGTAAGTACTCCAGCGTTTCATTCATCTTGGGTGCAATACCTGCTTCCTCGTGGAAGAAGAACCGTACAGGACCACCGACACCATTGGTAGGATCTTTTTCCAGTGCTGTTCCTGACATCACTGACTTGAGACCTACGTCACGCTTTCTTCCTCCCTGGTTCACCTCAATCTTCTGTTCCCATGACATTACCTTGTCCGGGTTACATGGACGGTACCATGCAGTGTAGGTATTCAGGAAGTTGCGGTACTCATCCAGGAAGCGCCATGTACCTTTCTCGTTGATGTAGTCTTTGAGTGAGGCAGCGATCTTGACCACGGCACCTTCTTCAAACCAGAAGATGTTAATCATGCGCCCGGCATGGTAGTAAGAGGATGCGATCTGACGTTTTTTGAGGATGGCCGCGTGCTTGTAACTTACCTCAGCAATCTTCTCATAGAGTGCAAGATGGTACTGCGCATCACGGACATCAGCAAACGTAAACTTCCCAACCTCTTTGTTATAGATGGGAAGGAAGTTGATCCACATGTAGTAGTCACGCGTGAGATACCAGGTCTTTTCCCCGCTTTTAAAGATGACACCATTACGGCATTTGTCTTTCTCTGTATCCCAGTAAGTGATGAAGTCTTTGGAACGCTGTGGTGCTGTGGTAAACACGCGGTATTTGTTGAACACTCTTGCCTGCGCATTGAAGAGCAGCGAGGTTTCATCAAACTCGTACTTGCCTGGTTCCTTGAATACAGTCCAGAGAAACTCTAGGAAATCTTCCCTGGTTTCAAAGTCTGTACGGGACCAGGCTTTGGTTACAGCATCATATGTGGGAACGGAAATGTACATTAGTTGGAGAAATGGTCAACAGTCAGGATTACAGTGGTGGCATCACCTAGATCCCAGGCTACGCTGGTAACAACATAGGTGTCAGGAATAAGAAACACGTGATCACCTTTGCGCGGGACCTGCGTCATTGGGCGTGTGATGATGTGCCCTTCCGTTACGTGCTGGATAACTACTCTGTAAGTTTTCATAGGGTTGGATTATTTGGTTTTATTTCTGACAAACTGCATGTGGCTCATGAGCTTGCTTAGGTCTTTGTGCCTGTACACCAGATAGCGCGTAGGTTTTTTAGAAAAGTATGCTTCCATGTCCTCGCGGTGGAACGCATACCATGTATCATCATGTCCATTGTAATGAAACAACCAATTATAAAATGCCTTATCATTTCTGAATACCAGGGGTTTACTCTTGATCATACGCCAGTCGCTGGCCTCCACGTACCTGGCTTTTCTGTTCTTCCATGAGATCTTTATACGCTCCTTTGAAAGAAGTACGTATAGCTTCAAACTTTGCAGCAGCGTTGACCAGAGCCGTGATATTTCCATCCCTACCATGCTCAATGCTTGTAGTTTCCATGTATTTCGCGAGGCGGTCGAGCATGTGCTTGATTCCCATGTACGCTCTGTACGTTGGCGTCTCATACAATTTTTTACACAGCTCCAAAGCCGCGATAATAGCGTCATCTTCCGTGGAGAACTCTGCTTCCAACTGTGACAGAATAATTTCTTCTTTTTCATTTTCAGGATAGTCAAAAAAGGGATTAAGATCTGGGCTAGGGCAACTCATGTAAAACAGGTAGGCGTACACTTTCACGTATTCCGTGGGGTATTCCTCCATGATGCGTTTTAAAAATGCCAGGGTGTGGCAGTGTTCTGAAGGGACTACCTCCCCGTTGTGTATGTCAAATAGTTTTACCATGTCTTCCAAATGTTATGTTCTGTTTTACTCTGAGGTCCTTGTGTGTGTATTGCCACATCTCCCCGCTATCATTTATGATCACCGTATAGATGGTGTCTGTTTCATGTCCGTAGTCTGTTACCAGCCAGATGATCCCCGGACCTTTGGGTGTGGTCACCTCTACGCGGTTGGTAGGTTCGTATATCTGCATCATAGCTCAGGGATTTCAATGACTACTTTTTCATCACGGTCTACCAGTGCGTTGTACAGATTATCGTCCTGGCTCCATTCTTTTCCTGTCCAAAACTCAAAACCCCTGAATGAACTTTTGTATTTGCAGCAGTGCTCATAGCCACCGAGCAGGTATACGTGCGTGCATTTGTAGGATGCAGCAAGTACGCACTCATAATACTGCGCCACATTGCCCAGTGAAAGTTTTGGATCAGCGTAATCCCACACAAACTGCATGGCTACAAACTGGTCATCATAGATTTTGTACAGGCTGATGCCAACCAGTTTTTCATCCACCATATACTCCAAAACATCACAGTCCATGAAATTGTCCCACTCAATGTCTCTTGCAAAGCCGTGGTGGCTGCAATAGCGCTCGTACAGCGCGAGATATTCCGCCAGGTTATACTTCATGCTACCTTTGTATGCTGAAACCTTTTTAGAAAGCTTTTTTACAGTGGTAGTGGGATAGTAGCGGGATACTTCCAGGCGCACACTGCGCAGGTTAAACCACTTGTCACCCCACGGGATCCAGCCTTCTTTGAGTGCATCTGCACCTGATTCGCCTTCCTCCAGTGTACCATACGGGTCTGAGAAGATGAAGTCCATGTGCTTCACCTTGCCGAAACCAGCAATATGATCAAAGTGGACCTTCATTATTTTTTCTTGATTACTTTGTCGTGGTTCTCTTTATACCAGGCCATGATGGCCATCACTTCATCTTTCAAGTAAGGCAGCTCATAAGGAATGATAGCCTTGAGGATCGGGTTGCCATCCGCGTCTGTCTTAGTAATAGGGTATCCATACTGATCCGGAGTCTCTTCCTCTTCAAACTGGATGTGGTGAATGATCACTTTCCCTGGCTTAAGCTTAGGGTTATGCTTTAAGATCATGTACATGTAGATCGAGAGCTGCAGGTTGTAGTGATTGAGGTTGCAATCATCCAGGTGAGACACTGGTGGTAACATCTTTTGAGACACGCCCTCCCAGTTCTTGTAAGACTCCGTTTTGATTTCTTTGTTGGTCTTGTAGTCAGTAATGTGAACTTCTCCGTTTACCACTTCTACCAGGTCACTCTGTCCACAGATCCCGGCGCTCTTGAGATACACGAGGTGTTCTGGGTAGATACCGTCAATCAGTTTCTGAGAGCTGGCCATTTTCTTACCGTTCTCATCCACGATAGGTCTGATCACTGGTAACTCAGAGTTATAACGCACGATGGTATCACAACTTGTGATGTCCTGTTCGCGCTGATCATGGTACCAGTTACCCAGGTTGCACGCGCGATCTGCTTCGTTTTTCCATACCTGCTGGATCTCAGCGGGCGTCATACCAAACCATTTGCTCTTTCTGTTGGTAGAGCTTTTCTGTGCAATGGATTTGCCGTCAAATGGCTGCTTCAGTGCGCCAAGCAGTGTAGTAACACTGATCCAGCGCGTATTGTCCTGTGGATCCACAGACACATAGCTGTGTGATTCCGGGTGAAATACTAGGCTCATTAGTCTTGGTTTTCTGGATTGATACTTCCTCTGATGAGGTCTTCTTCTTCTGTAGTGACCACTGCATCCCAGTAACCCTCTGGGCATGAGGATGCTAGTGAACGAGTCTTAAATTTTAGGGAACATCCGCACTGTGGACAGCAGGGATGAGTGCCAGGAGCGACACAGTTTTTCTCACCTTTCGTCTTAAAGAAAGGGCAGGAGTCACATATAGCCTTACGGTGTTCTGCTATTTGTTCAATGTGTTCAACTTTGAATACGCTGTTGCGTACACCTTCAAGGATCTTATTGCGCTCCTTCCATACTTTGATCGCGTTCTTCAACATATCTCTGTCTCTTTTTCTGTTTCACTTCTGTCTTGCGCTGAGATTCTGCTTCTAAAAACGATAGGGCGTTCTTGTAGTTTTGAATGTGGTGTTTTACCTCAAGCTTGGTTTCATAGGCTTTGATGCTTTCACTCTCATCTACTTTCTCACAGAACTGTTCATATCGCTGGAGTTTGGACTCTACGCGGGGCTTAACTAACACGAACGTTCCCAGGTTAGGGACATTCACGTTGACATGGTCGAGTCTTGCCAGTTTACGTTGGACGGTGTGGAAATAAAATGATACCACGTCATCCACCAGGCTGACATCAAGACCAAGTTTATCTGCGGTCTGCTGACTGATCTGCTTACGCTTTGTTGGATTCAAGGGCTAAGAAGTTATAGTCTAACAAAATGTTTCCCTTGCGGTGAATGGTGAGCTCTGGCAGGATCTGGACCAACTTGTTGTTGGCACCGGTCTTTACCACGATACCGCGTTTTACAAGCTTTGTAATGCGGTTTCTCACGTTCTGTGCACGGATGGAAAACTCCTCTGGCGTAACATCCTTGTAAATGTGTTTGGCGGCAGAGTTGCAGAATGCACTTAACTCCAGCGGTCCCCACATGGCAAGAAGCGTGAGGAGTTCAATGTCAGAAGGAATGAGGTATTCCTGCTTGAAGAAGACCAGCTCGGTAATGATTTGGTACTTGACCAGGTCAAAAGAGCTTACGCGGACTTTCTTCTGTACTTTGTTTACTTCCATGGTTTTTCATAGGTTAATTTTGCGTGCTGCATGAGGGACTTCCACCCTCATTAACCCCATTGCCAGAACATTTGCGAGGTGTTCAGTCTAGCAGCTCCACCTGCTGCCGGGTTATGTTGGCTTTGTACGCTTACATCAATGCAACACTTAATTTGTTGCGGGGGGTGGATTCGAACCACCGTCCTTCAGGTTATGAGTCTGGCGAGCTACCACTGCTCTACCCCGCACTGTAGATCCCCGACTTTAGCTTGGGATCCTGGTGAAAGCGACATCTAGTCTAGTATGGCCTTTCACAGCTAGTCAGAATTACACCGCGGCTGCATCTGACGCACTCTCCTGGAACAACCAATAGGCGATTGTCAGGAGGTACACGGTTGTGCTACCACACAATGGCAATGTCACGCTCAGCGATAAGCATCTTCTGCTCTTCACCAAACACGACCACCTCTGCGTGTTGTAAATAGTTTACTGGTACGTAAACTTTCTGACCCGCTTTAACCTGGGTTACTTCGTCTCCTGTGGCAAACACTTCAAGTGCTGTCCACTTATCCATCATTTCTCTGTCAAGTTCTGCTTCCGCTTCTGGGGTAAGCTGGATAGAACTTTTCGGTCTCACTGGACGCGTTAACAATACGCGTGTGCCGAGTAGTTTAAAATTCTCTGTGCTCATAGGGTATATTGGTTATTAATCTTTCCACGTAATAGCCTTCACTGCCCACATCTGTGCTGCCTGCAATTCGGTGATTGCAATAGAGCACAGGCGTTTTTGCTCCTGGCTGGTTGTCATGTTGCGAAGAGTGTTCATCTGATCAATCAAATCAGCACATCCTTGCTTTGCTTTTCCTACCTCGTCACTTGAGGATGGGTTGAACGATAAGCCTACTGCTTTCTGTCCGTAAGTCATGTTGTCTTCCATTTGGTTTTGGGTAAAAGAAGGAAGGTGGTTTATTCAACCACCTTTAAACCTTCTGAGTTTGGTTTTTCATCTGAAGAAGTTCCACCACCTTTTCCTTCAGCTGCTTTTTCTTGTGCTTGTTTCATTTGATGATTGGCATTTGCCAAGAACATCTGTGCTTCCAGCATCTGTGCCTCTGCTACAATTGCACGGCTGTTAAGCTCTGTAAGCTCTGTGCGTAATCTAGCCAGCTCTAACTGGTCTTCATACCAGGCAATGATCTCTTCCCTGGTTTTTGCTGGTTTCTCCTGTTCCATGATAGTATATTTTGTAGAGTTTCTTCATTACAAATATACTCAACAAGTTTAACTTCTACAAATTTGTTCATATATTTGTAGAGGTTTAAACTCAAAAGCTTGATTTTGCTTGTGTTGTTAACCTCTCTAATCTGTAGACCTATGAAAGATAAACTCAAGCTTTTTGGCACCGGCATCTTGCAGGTGTACTTCGTGGCCATCAACACCGTCTTCCTGAGTAAGGAGATCTACCTGGGTGTTTTATTCGCGGCCTTCACCATCTCCCTGGTATGGAGTTACAACATCAAAAAGATTGCGTTTGGCACACTGGCCGAGCGCATCTGGTACTCATCGGGTGCCACCATTGGCAGTTTGCTGGGACTGTATACCAGTAAGCTGCTAACCAGCCTATTCATCTAACAATCCAAATCAATACCTATGAAACCTGCAAACAGAGTTCGTAAGAACGAAATCAAGTATCTGGTAGAACTGAATGAGGAGCAGAAGCATGCCAAGCATCTCATCCGGGAGAACCAGATTGTCATTGTCACGGGACGCGCAGGCTGCGGTAAATCTCTGGTAAGTGCACAGACTTCCCTGGACTTCCTGTTCAAGAAGGAGTGCGACCAGATCTTTGTTACCAGAGCCACCATTGAAGTCGGTAATTCTTTGGGCTTACTGCCTGGTAACATGGAAGAGAAGTTCAATCCTTACCTGGAAGCCTTTATGGAGAACCTGGTAAAGTGTTACGACAAGAGTAAGATTGAACAGATCATCAAGGACGGACGAGTGGTAGCACTACCGGTCCAGTTCATCCGTGGTAAGACAGTAGACGATGTGCTAATCGTAGAGGAAGCCCAGAACCTGAGCAAAGCACAGATGCTTGCCATTCTCACACGCCTGGGCAAAACCGGTAAGATCATCATCAATGGTGACAACGAACAAAAGGACATCAGAGACGAGTACAATGGATTGAGCTATGCCATTGAACTTAGTAAGAACATCAAAGGGATCGAGTGGATCAAGCTCAAACATAATCACCGCTCAGACTTAGTGGGTCAGATCCTGGACTTTGAATACAAGTAATCATGATACTCAATAACGAATTTGAAATGGGAGAGATCGTGTATCTCAAAACAGACACCACCCAACAGGCACGCCAGATAGTAGGCATCAACGTCTCCATTGACGGCGGACTACTCTACAAGTGTGTGGCCGGTCTGGATGTAGACCTTCACTTTGAAGCGGAACTCTCACGCGAGAAAGACATGGTAATGGTAACCACCAATTACTAAAGACACCCCACCCTGTCACAAGGCCCTCAGGTACCCCCTGGGGGTTTTTTGTTTTGGGGCGCACACTCCAAAGTAAGGAGGCGGGCTTATGGACGTGAGGGCATAACGGCAGATGGAGAATTGTGTGGAGGAGAGAGAGAGGTACCCCCCATGCCACACCCCCCGGCCCACGCACCGCAACCCACTACCCCCCATGAAGTCCAGGATCCTAAATACCAATGCACATGAAACAGTTCGTCATTGCAGGTACAGTAATCCTTGCTAAGACTCTGAGAGAAGCGTATGCTTACTACAGAGACTACTGCAAGGAGAAAGGTGAGTGACAGTACTCACCGCCTGCGCAGGCACCACAGAGAGATATTCAAAAAGAGTGTCTCTCTGTATGTCTCTATAAGGGTCTAACACATGACACCCCAAATGGTCCAGTATCTATTGTTCAACTAACTCTTAACTCATATGAAACTCAAGAACCTTAAGAACACCGTTATGCCATTTCAAGTTACAATGTTCATTGTTATCTCACTTGTCATGGCATTGATCATTGCTACTGCGTTGACCGCGTTCATTGCGCTGGTATCATCAGCCACATTCGCTGACGTACATGACGCACCTATCATGGCGATCATTTCAGTATTCATCTGGATATTCTCCATGATTGTCACAGGAAACTGGTTGTGGGATTAACTCTCACAACCTTTTCCAAGACACAACTCATGACACCCCAAAACATTCAGTTCTCATTTATTACTCACTTAAAACCATTTCACACATGAGCACACAAAACAACACCGTAACCATCGTTACAACCGAGACAGGCGCTGCCATCCGTCCTTACAAGTCTAACCCTGACTTCGCTTACATCCAGCTTCAGAGCATGGAGCAAGTGATTGACGGAGGCTGGCTTCGCACCAAGAAACGTTCAGCGTTACTGCGTGCGGAAACCAAGACGCTTGAGGCTTTCCTCTCTGTACACGGTAAGACTGGCTCTGTTCCAGGTCGCATCGTTGTACGCGAGTTCGTGGAGTCTCAAGTTCCAGGTCAGTTCACCGCACGTTTCAACAAGAAACTTGACTACGAAGATGCCATTGCGCCTTTCGTCAAGCGTGCGGGACAGGACGGAGAAGAGCTCACCGTTGGTGGCGAGCGCATCCTTCGCTTTGCTGACTACGATCCATCTGGTCAGGAGCAGGACATCCGCGTTCAGCATGACGTGGCACGCGCTGATGCACCAGCCGTAGCACAAGCCGCGGAGATCACGGACGAAGACGCTGCGTTCTAAAGCACATTGCACTGATTCAGGGCGGGGTTCACACCTCGCTCTGATCAGCAGTGCTTGAAAGTATCAGTTCCCACTGTGTTAATGTAACAGTTCCCACAGTGTTTTTTCCTGTAACCCTCCGGGGGTAATCCCAACTGGAAGCTGGAAAACCACCCTGAGCTGAAGGCAGTGTTCTTTCCCTTCAACAACCCTTGAACCACCCTTCTACAAACAACCCATAACCCCCCAAAAAAAACAGGTATTAACTCAATTGTTTAACTCTTAATTTTTACAAGTATGTCTAAAGTACAAATTGTCCCTAACAAGGACGGAAAGGTTGTTAGCGCCTATAAGTCTAATCCTGAGTTTGGCTACATCCAGCTACAGCAAAATGCTATGGCGATTGATGGTGGCTGGATCCGCAACAAAAAGAAAAGCTGCTTGTTGCGCGCTGAGATGACGACATTGGAGGCTTTCTTAAAGCAGTATCCAAGTCTCGCTGTTCCTGGTAACATTGTCACTAAGGAATTCCTGGAGTCTGAAGTACCAGCAGATATGGCTCAACGTTTCATCCGCAAAGACGGTGACTACGAAGAGAACATCGCTGGCTACATCAAGCGTGCAGGTGCTGATGGTGAGGAACTGACTGTGGGTGGAGAAAGAATCTTAAGGTTCTCTTTCTATGATCCAACAGGTCAGGACACTGACAAGCGTGTTCAGCACGATGTTGTCACAGCTGACGCTGGAATTACTGCTACTGCAACAACAGCAGAAACTGAGAACACTGCTTTCTAGTAGCAGATCACCGCATTTCATGTGTGTATGAGTATATATAGAGAGTAAGACGTAGGAGTAACATCCCGCTTCTTGCTCTCTTATACTCTATATATACAGAAATGAGACAAGTCAACGCTAACTATCTGAGAATCAGATATGTTTTTTGTTGCTGTGAGCGTGAGTGTGAGTGGCTATTCACCCTCATACCTCTCAATCACCTCCAGAAATGTCCTCAGAAACAGCCTAAAACCGCCGCAATAGATAGCTATGTATCTAAGTCTGTGAGAAATAGGTTATGTTCTTGAGGTAGTGATGATGTTATGTCATGTACTATATACTGTAGTACTATATGTTCTATATATAGTGTTATTACTCTTTAGAGGAAGAGAGACAAAGCGTCCCGCCTTCGCGTTAGTTAGGTAATGTAATGCACCATTTCTACTTCCCAAGGGTAGACAGTTGTAATCTCTACTGAGTATCTATCACTTGAAATAGTGTGGTACGTTGAAAGGTACGTTGATTACAACTGAGTGCAGAGGGATATACTCTCATCCAATGGTAGGATGTAACCAAGGACTACAACCTTGTGAGAGTACGAGAAAACCATCCACCAAGACTAGAAGCTTTCTTTGTAACGTGTAGGGATACGCGTGAGGTTGTTAGAAGAAATGCATCGTATAGTATGGAAAGGTAGAGATATTGATGCATTCTCTCTACGACTTCTAGTCTTTTTTACTTCACCTTTAAACTCTGATTCCTATGGCTGAACTAAAGCTAACTATTGAACTTGTCCCTAAGACTTCCTGGTATGACAACGTCAGATCACAGGTGAGTAAACAAGAGTGGGACGTCATCCGTAAAAAGTGTTATCAGAACGCTGGTAACGTGTGTGAGATATGTGGTGACGTTGGTACCAACCAAGGCGTTCGTCACAAAGTTGAAGCACATGAGATCTGGAGTTATGATGATACTCACCATACACAGACACTCACCGGCATTATTGCCTTGTGTCCCAACTGCCACAAAGTAAAGCATCCTGGTCTTGCACAGATGAAGGGTGAGTTGAACACTGTGGTCAGTCAGCTCTGTCATGTCAACAACATCCCTTATGTTGAGGCTATACAGTATTTACACCAGTCCTTTGAACTCTGGAGACAGCGCTCTCAGCATCAGTGGACCGTGGACACGTCCTTTTTGGACACCTACAAGTAGTATTTTGTTTTACTTTTTTTCTATATCCTATGTTAATTTCTAAACTACCAGAGCCATACAAGTCGTTGGCTAAATTCTTCAAAAAAGAAAATACAAACGTGCTTGAGCGCGCTTTTGAATGGTCACGATGCACAGGCCAACATTATGGCTCTCATAATGAATTCTGGCATTCTGTTGCTGCCGGCAACACACCTAAAATTCCAATAAGTCTCCTTAGATACTATAAGGACACGACAGGTGAAGAATTTCCTATTGCGATGCCTAAGCCAAAGACTAAAAAGAAGCAAGTTGAAGCAAAAGCTACGCTTCGCGGACGTCTAGTTGAAAAGCTTGCTGAAAAAGCTGCTCCGGCTGAATCAACTTCTGAAACAGTGGTTGTTGAAATCCCTGAAGGCTATGAATTTGACCAGGAAAACACCATACCTGGTAAAATTGTCTTCAAAAAGAAACCTCTTACTCTTGAAGAACGCATGCCTAAATCATGGATGGAACTTAAGAAAATCAAGGGCTATTACGTTAGCAGCCAGTTATCAAAGATCTTTTCAGTCGATCGTGTGAACATTAATGATGCTGTGGATAAAAATGTTTTTGCAACAGAAGATCAAGCTGAAGCAGCTCTTGCTCTTGCTCAGTTATCTCAGTTGCGTGAAGTGTACCGTGAAGGATGGACTCCAGATTGGCGTGATCATTCTAAAGATAAGCAATGCATCATCTATAAGGAAGGTGATGGTGGTCTTATGGTAGTAGAGTTTACTTTCACTCGTCATTTTCTATCTTTTCAATCCTTTGAAGTAGCTCAGTTGTTCTTAAACAACTTCAGAGACCTTATCATGGAGGCATTACCACTCATGTCTTAAATCTTTCAGCCCTGGTGTAACAGCCGGGGCTTTTTGTTTTACCAATACCTTTTACACATGAAGAATATTTTCTTTTTACTTGCCTTTACAGTATTGCTGGCAAGCTGTTCTGACAGTACGCACGATATATCAGATTTGGACGAGCTTAGACCTCCAGTTATAGTCAAAGGCATGGGAAGACCAGACGGGTTTTTCCCTTATGTTCTACTCATGGACAGCAGAGGTCGCACAATGACCATGCAACACGCTGTTTTTGACAATGCCAAAGTTGGAGACACGATCATACCAGTTAACAAGAAACACTAACCCCTTTTTACAGTACCTATGAAACCTTTTATTCTTATTACACTTAGCCTTATTGGCATTGGTCTATTGTTCATGATGTGGTCTGATTCAGAGATCACACTCAAACCTTTCTCTATCACCGTTAAAAAGCCCTGGCTTGGACTAGTCAGCATCTGCCTGTTCGCTTCGTTTATTGCTTTTATCAACGTCATGAGACACTATGAGTACGCAAGAGGACTTAGAGAAATGCGCGAGATGATACAGGGCTCTGAAGTTTTAGACAAAGAAGTACAGAGAGTCTACAACGAAGGCTTTGATGACGCCATAAAAGGTGTTCAGAAAAAGCTTGACAAAGAGTTTGGTGAAGGAAAGATCGTCATCAAGCTTGAAAGACTTGAAAAAGAGCTCTCAGAAGATCAATAACTCCTACTACAACATTGCATGACTGCAGCTGCAGAATAAAGCAGGGATAAAGCCACCCTGTCGGGCTACCGGTGCGCATGTGTGGGTCACTTGGACTTACCTATGCGTGAAGGCTGGGATAAAACCGCTCAGTCGAGATTTGGTGTCTGCTCTATGGTCATGCATAAGCTTGTGTTTTTCCCTTGAGAAAGGAATAGACTTTAATGAGAGTTAAAGCGAAATGAAATAACACAGAGGGGTTCTCTCCCTCAAAACATACCAATGAGATTTTTAAATCTCCTACTTACTTACGAGAGGAAGGATTTGGTAGGTGGCACCATATAGTAGTGACGGTGCCTACAGAGTCAGGTCGCTTAATTGGTAAAGCACTCAGCGATTAACTGAGAGCTGCAGGTTCAAGTCCTGCCCTGACTTCAAAGCTGACAACCTAGTGATTGGTATAATGCAAAAATACAAGTTGTTGACAGCCTGGAAAGTACAGGCGACAGAGTCAGGTGGCGGAATTGGTAGACGCATGGTAATGGTGGTGACGTTCGGGAAATCCATATGTTTAGGTGATGACCTATATACCAGTGAGTAGAGGGCGAAGCAGACATGCAACACACTTACAGGTTCGAATCCTGTCCTGACTACAATGAGAAAGAGATGCTCAGAGTCTTTTACCCAAGACTTAAACAATGGGTAGGGTTAAAAAATGCCACCCTAAGGCAATCGTATGTGGAATCACAGGGCAACGTTCAGCTCTGCCACCGTAAGAACTGACGTTTACAATGGGGTAAGACCCGCAGGGTTACAAACAGGAAACCGGGAACATCTACTCACCTGGAATCTCAGGGTGAGGTATTAGCAAGGAGTGGCGGAATGGTAAACGCAACGCATATCATAGCGACTGAGTACGAGGAGATTAGCTATCTACCCGTAGGAATCTTGGTCTTACAGGTTCGAGTCCTGTCTCCTTGACTATGAAGTTACACTTCGCACAAAGAGTCATCGCTAAGTCCGTACCACGTGACACGAATGGCAGCAACGGTGAGGCTAACTCCAGAAGACGTGAATTGCAAATTGAGATCAACAAGTACAAAGTACAAATTGATCGCTCTGTATTTGCAAAGACGCCTGAGGAGAGAGTTGCACTGAAGATTGCCAAACTGCAGTGGAAAAGACTTGACGGTCGCTTTTAAAAATCCTAAGAAAAAGGTTGGCTGGCGCTGAGATAACCATAAAGGCGCCTCTATTGTTTAACTATTGATTTGTGAGTATGAGCGTATTTGTACTGAAAAATAAACTGACTCCAATTAGAGTTAAAGCAGAACCTAAAAAACAAATCTGGTCTGCTCCTACCAGTGATCTTTTATGGTCAGTAAGCAAACCTATCATAGGTTTAAAAGTTGCACGCAAACATAAAAATACGTCAGGAGGAATAAAAGACCAAGGTGCTGCTTATGGTGTCATCACTGCAATTGATCTAAAGCGAAAGAATGGAGATGATCAGTTCAGAGTTGATTGGTACTTCTCAGATGGAAATAGAACAGGTTATACTGACTACTTTACTGTCAATGATGCAACACATTATATCTGTGTATATGATCTTGAAGAAATGTTTGAATGGGCTAGAACACAATATGTCATGACTCCTTCAGGAAAAAACAGAAGTTCTTTTTTTGAAGCCTACAAAACAGACGTGATCATTGCCCTCTACTTATCAGCAAATCCTTATCCTTATAGTTATGGCTACTAAAGTAAAAGAAGGACACAAAGAAGTCTCTGTAAAACACCATGACGTTGGTGCCAAAGTAGTCAGAGGAAAAGATTGGGATTGGGAGGATCAGGATGCACGCGTTTTTTATGGTTTTATTTTAGAACAACAACCTGATGAACCTGGATGGGTTAGCGTTGACTGGGTGAATAAACAGGGTAAATATGTCAGTAACAATCACTACCGTGTAGGTGCTGATGGTTGCTATGACCTTTATTACTACGAAGATCCCAAGCATAACAAACCACCTCAGCTTCCTGAAGACGTAACTGAGTTTGTACAGTGGGTGCTTGACAAGGCATTAACAACAAAGGTTCTACACACAGAGAAGACATTTGCTGAGACCTATAGCCCACAAATATTGTATCAACTTTATCTAGACGAACATGGCAACAAGAGTTAAAAAAGGAAGTGCAAAGGTCTCCGTAAAACACCAGGACATGGGAGCCGTTGTAGTCAGAGGTCGTGATTGGAGCTGGCTTGAACAAGACGCTGGTGCATTATATGGCGTCATTCATGACACAGGTGCTCCACCTAGAGATTGGGTTAGTGTTACATGGTATGACATGTGTCATAACGTAATAGACAACTATCATATGTACCGTGTTGGCCATGGTGATTACTATGACCTATACTACTACGATGCTGATGACATATACGGCGTTAACGTCATAGGAAAAGAAATGACTGTCATTACAGATGAATCATCTGATGATCTGCCTGGCAACATGTATCCTGAAGACTTTGTCAAGTGGATCATCAGAGAGTCTCTTGAAAGACAAGTAAAAGGTCTAAATCAAAACTTTGCTGAAGTCTACACTGTAGAAGTACTCTACCAGATCTACCAGGACGAACTTAAATCTTTAGAATCATGAGAAAATTCTTATCTGAACACTGGCTTTCAATGTTCCTAGTCACTTTTGCGCTGATTGTGCTGATTGTGACCATTACAAAGAAGCCACGTCAAAACCCCTTTTCTGGCTATGTTGTAGCTAAAGAACACCGCAGGCCTGGTGCATTCATGCTTCATGTGGCCAACAAAGAAGAAGTCAAAGCCATTCCGGTGGACTCCCTGACTTACACACGCACAGAACTACTTGAACAGTTTACCTACTACTAACTACTAGCAGGTATGAACATGTGACGGCAGAGACATTTGCAGTTTAAAGGTTAGTAATACGCAGTTATGATTGATTATCACTTCTGCCGTCACCTCTGTTCTCAAAACTTTATTGACTATGGAATCACGTAAAAACTTTACAGTCTACGTTACACTCCCAGACGGGAACACACACAGACGCATCACGTATGCCTGTACAAAATTTCACGCTAAAGACTTAGTGTACAACGAATTGGCAAGCATCCAGCCTGACAGGAGCAAATACAGAGTTTAATTCTTATACCCTTATCCTATGTCTAAGAACAAAATCAACCGCCAGATTGCTAACATTTTAGCAGATCGCGCACAAACACAAATCAAAAAGATCAATGCTGAAAATGCTGAAAAAGCAAAAGCTGCGATAGAGAAGTCTAAAGACTACAAAGAGTACCTGAAGCTCCATGCACAAAAACTTGAGCTCAGCAAAAAATTAAATGAGCTAGAGTCAAAGATTGAGCAAGAGAACACTTCAAGTGCTTATTCTGTCAGAATTTACACTTACCGCGGTGATAAACCTTCTTTCTCAACTTGTGTTGGCTATCCTACCGCTAGTGAGATCGCAGATGACATCATTCTGGAAGCTCACTTTGCAGATTCAACTGTTTCTCAGGAGGATCTCATCAAAAACATTGTTGCTAAGTACATCTAAGCAATAGAAGATAAAGAATGTGCTGTGGAAGTCTTGACAGCAAGGTCCATATGCAAGGACGATCGAACAGTGAGTGCGCTACGAGTATCTTGTGTAAATGCAAGAGAAATGGCAAACAATACCTTATTAGTGGGGACACGCATCCGACTATGAAACTTCCACGCACATTTAGAGTTTAACCCTTTTTTATTTACACATGAAGAAGTTATTTTTTATTGCATGCCTTGTGGCGTTGACCGCATCATGCAAATCTACACAGTACGCAGACTATGACTGCTACAAAACCAAGTACAAACCAGTCAAAGGCAGCAAAATGCACGTCAAATGTGACGCATACAACTAGGCCATGGAAGTTATTATTTTTTTACTTGACTTTATTGTATTGTCCTTGTACATAGGCATTGCCATTTACTACTGGGACGAATACTAAAGCAGCAGCAGCTGTAATTCTTGATTCGCGAATTGCAAATCAAGCAAAGGTAAGTGGTAAAAATTGCCACATATGTTGAACTAAAATGTAAAACAATGACAAAAGAATTTTTACCCTATGATAGGGCCCTAAAACTCAAAGAACTTGGATTTGATAAGCCTTGTTTTGGGTCTTACATAGATGGAAAGTTAACTTCTTTGCTTGACTCTGTTTTATGGGGTGATGTTAAAGGAGATTTACCTGCACCACTATTCCAACAAGCATTCAGATGGTTTAGAGAAGAGCATAATCTAGGACACATGATCAATGGTATTGGATATGAGTCGTTTCTTTTTAACATAGGTGGTCTTGTAACAGTATTTCCAATGTTTAAAACCTATGAAGAAGCAGAACTTGCTTGTCTTGACAAACTGATTGAGATTGTAGAACTTAAACAACAATAATATGGAAAACGGAAAAAAGTCAGCCTTTACGGGAATCGTTAATGAAGCGCATCAACATGGCCTAACAAAACGCGAGTATTTTGCAGGATTAGCAATGCAGGGATGGATAGCTTGTCAACATGAAGGATTTACAGGAGAGCCTGATACAATTGCACAAAGAGCTGTAAAATGCGCAGATGCCTTACTATCAGAACTTGAAAAAACTGAACAACAAGAACAATGACCTTTTTAATAACATTATGGCTCATGGTGATGGCAGTAACCGTATATAACATCAACCAAATAAACAAGGAGAATGACCTTTGAAGACCTAACCCCTGAACAAAAAAATCTTATTGCTGAAATGGTAGAGGACGGTGAAGACCAGTTTGATTTCAGAAGAGGATTTTACTGGCAGATAGATGAACAGTATGCCACTGATGAATTCAGCTCAAGACTTTTCATGACACCTAAAGACTTCTATGATGAAGAAGAATGCCTGGCAGACTTCTCTTATGGTGCTGAAGCATTCTTGGACAAGTCTGACCTGTTGATCTCAGAAATGCAGACAAATGAGGCAAGTGCTTATTCATTTGCCTGTAACGCTGAAACTATGGCAGCCATCCTCAAAAAGTACGAACCTTTCTTTGAAGAGAAAGTAATCCTTTCAGAATGAACAAACCAGTAGAGATCCCTGAAGCAGGGACCATTATGTGTGACAATCCAAAATGTGACTACACACTTGACAACGTGAAGTTTGAAGATCTTCACAACCATATCAATTCCCTCTGTCCAAAATGTGCAGAGGTATTGGTCACCAACGATGACTACGTGCATGTCATGGCTCTTCATGAAACAGCACGTCTCATCAATACCTTATCACCGGAAGAACTGGACATGCTCAAGGCCATTGTGCCAGAGCAGGACCTTATGAGGTTCATGCATGGCCAGGCAACCAACAAAGATGAGCGCCTTGCTGTGCTCTTCAACTCCCGTACAGGAAAGTTTGATAGCGTCTCTGATGCTGAGATCCTTCCTGATACACCAGAAACTGAAGTTTAATTAATTTCTCAGAACATGTTTGACAAAAACACTATCAAGTATCAAAAACCCTATGCATTAAAAGTCGCACAAATCAGTAGCTTTGCAGCCATTGGCGCTATCATCGCTGCCATGCTCTTTTTCCTGGGGTTCAAAGAGGGACGCAATGACGCTCCCGCAGTTACTCAACTAGAAAGGTCCATCAGTATCACTGAAGTGGACACATTCTCTGAAGAAAAGCTTAAAGAATACTTGCTTGAACTTAATCTCAAGTTCCCGCACATCGTGTACGCACAGGCCAGAATTGAGACAGGTAACTTCTCTAGCAGGATCTTCAAGAACAATAACAACCTTTTTGGCATGAAAGAAGCGCGTCAGCGTGCTACTACCAATGCCGGAACTGAACTAGGCCATGCCGTGTACAACAACTGGCGTGAAAGCGTAGTTGATTACGCGCTATACCAGTGTGCATTTCTGTCAAAGATCCGTACAGAGGCTGCCTATTACACTTACCTGCGTGAGAACTACGCAGAGGATCCAAACTACATCAGACTGGTGCAGAGTATCGCCAGTGATTTCAAAGAAAACTTAAAGTCAAACTCATGAAGCTTATTCTTGACAACACATTCAAATCAGGATCTGTACTGTACAAATCCTTTTCAGTAGAGCCACCTCAGGCCGGTCTATTTGACCAAGAAGACACCATCAAAGCACTCACTGTGGACTTTGAATTAGAACAAGGCCTGGTCGCTGTGTTCGCTACTACTGAAGATGACTGCACGCTTGAAGAGGCCGTGCTTGTCATGAAGCTTGATGATCATGTTGATCCTTATTCTGACAAAGCTGATAAGATAGTTTTCAAAGAACTATTCCAGCGTGACGTCACCATGGAGATCACAGACCATGCGCTTGAGCTTCTCGCGCTTCTACAGGATGACTAATTCCTAAACACTTAAAACCAAAGTTTTACTATGGGCAAAATGAAAGAACTCGCCATGCAAATTCGTGAGAAAGAGCTTGGTGAAGCTGAACATCAACACCTGGATGATGAATACTGGTATCAGCAGTACATCCAGGAGAAGCACAAGAGCCCTAAAAACGTATGCTTCATGCATGACAGTGAAGGGGCTCTTGTAATGCTGCAAGGCGAGACAGAAGAAGAGATCATGCAGACAGCATCTAAGCATCATTTGGAAGGTGAATTCATGATTATGAAACCAGAAAAACACCTGTTCCTATGATACTACTTATTGTTTACTGCGTGTTCTTGTACCTGTTTGGCTTTTACGCGCTTCATCAAACCCTTCAGGAAACAGGTGAACTCAGCGTCATGGATATCATCATGGTTACATGTGCACCGGTTACTATGTTCACTGTTATGGTGACCCACCTGCTAAGTCACATCGTTGACCTGGATATGGTAGTTTACCGCCAGGGAGGAAGGGAAATGTAGACGTAGCTCTACAACATCAGAACACCTAAGTTATTTATTATCAGGAGTCAATGAGGTTTAGCGCCTTATTGACTCTTTTTTTGACAACAATTTTGTAGAACTCTTGGTGAGAACTCTACAACATCCTATTTTCACATTACTGACAATTTAAAACAGCAGACCATGAACAAGTTTCAATCTATCACAGCAACTGCACAAGGAATCATTTCCTATGACAAGAATGGTAAGCAGATCGTGACACGTTACGACAGAACTTTCCAGGCATCTTCTGCCAAAAACAGAACCCAACGCATCCAGGCATCCATGGAAGACATGCAGAAAGTGCATCTCAACCTGGTTCAGCGTCAAATGTACCGCCGTTTGATGTACGGGATCAAAGAATACACACCTGAACAAATCGCTTCAATGTCTCCAGCAACTATCTCTCGCATTGTGGAGGATTACAAGAAAGCTAAGCGCGCATTGCATGTGCTCAAAGCCAAGAAGTATTTCCACGCAGAGACCAAGTTGATGAATGCATTGTTTCCAAATGCCAACATCGGGTCTAAAGACTTTGACTGGTATCTGGATATCCCCAAGAATGTAACTCTGAGAAGCCTTGGTATTGGTACCAAACAGGTCATTGATGAGTTCATCAGCAGAAAACTTCTGCCAAAGAATTTCTATTCCATCAACCCTGAAACAGTTTCAATGCCATGAGCGAACAAACTACTACCACAATGGAGAGTGCTGCCGTCAGATTCGGTGGCCTCTCCAATGAGGAGATCCTGATCATCTACTTCCGTTTCAAGAAGTATGTAGATGACCTGGAAGAAAGCTTTGAAAAAAAGCAGATCTCCAAGCCTGTAGACACCCCGTTTGGTAAAGGCGCAGCCATTATCAAGGTAACGCAGGAGCAAATTGACGAATTCCGCAACACAGATTACTACAAGTTATCTGTTAGTGTCGTGAACAAACTCAAGCCTATTGTTGAACTGTTACTAGAATGTGACGACACTTTCAAGAAGCTGGCAGATGAATTACGGTAGAGTAAATAACATAGTGTCTTTCTCAGAGCGTCTTTCACTGGATGCAAAAGGACTCTATGCTATTATTTGCTCGCTGTGCGGTAGTAAGAACTTTTGCTATCCTTCTCTGCAGAAACTGGCTGAATACACAGGAAAGAGTAAGTCCACTGTGCAGCGCCTGTTAAAGGAGCTCATAGACAAAGGAGTGATCTCCCGGACTTATGATCCATCCAGCCAAATGACCATCACTTATAACCTGATGGACCCAAAAACCAAGTAGTAATCCTTAATCCTTATCCTATGTCAAAATCAATGATTGACACAATCCGCAAGTTTGTAGAAGAAACTGGCAAAGAACATCTTCCTAACCACGTACTTATCTGTATTGAAACAGATGAAGAAGGTATTCCTGTAGGCACTGCCATCAACGTAAAAGGTCGTCCGTTTGAAACTCTTGGTATGATTGAACTGGCTTTACACAAGCTGGAAGAAAATCGTCAAGAAGTAATTGAAAGATTTGAAGCTGTTGAAGCAGCCTCATCCAGCAGAGGAATGCCAAAAGAAGCTCAGGACAAACTTCGTGACCTGGAAAAACGTGCACGCCAGGCTGCTCAAGATGGTGATCTCGGTGCCTTGTTTTCTCTAAAAGCAGAAGCTGAAGAGTACATGAACAATCTCAAGGAGAAGATGCAAAACGGTGAAGGAAAAAGTGACGATGATGACGATGATTCTGAGTCACCAAACTTCAATGTGTCAGACTTCAAAAACCTGTAAAATATCAAGAGAGGGTAGTCATGGGTGACCACCCTGAAAAGTGGCGGTTCTTCTCTTTATATTCTTCTCTTTCCTTACTAGTCACTGGTGACTACCCCCTGTGGTCACTGGTGACTACCCTAAGCACTTCTGTTAACTAAAAATTAACAATTCAAAATGAGTGTAGACATCTACGGGTTAAACCCCAAAAGAACTGTGCCTGAACCTAAAGTTCCTCACAACTATGACGACATGAGTGAAGAGGAAAAACATACGTTCTGGACCATGCATGAACACTGGAAACAGGATTCTCCTGGTTACCGCTACAGCAGCAGTAACTGGGACTGGCGTCCTATCCAGGTGATGATTGAGCGTTTCAATGACACCTATGCTATTGGCATACCTGAAGAAGAAATCAAAACTCTTCAGTACAACAATAACAAAGGAGTCAGTGACCCGCATCACTGCGCGCTACTGGCCGTAGTGTTCAATCAACTGCTCAAAAACATGCAGGAAAAGGATCATAAAGAGATCTTCATGTGCACAGGTGACTGGTATGTTCGTACCATCAACCAGGCAGGACATCTTGCCAGGTACAAAATCAATGACAAATCTGTCATCCAAAAACTGGATGATACTGTAGATGCAGGTTTCTTTTATGAGTTACCTGTGTTGGAAGAAGTGGAGTATATCCCCGCATATAGTACCACTATTAGACAGTTGGAAGAGTTTGCCGCCTTCCTGGACAACTGCAATGGCTTCAGAATTATGTAACCCAATACCAAAAACAAATAGTTATGATCCTATTACAAAGCTTTATCTCTGGAACAAGTTATCAAGTAAAGACCTTATCAGGTCAGGCGTTTGAGCGCGATCTCACACGTAGCTTGGAAGACATCCGCATCACAGCACCTATTGCTGAGTTTGCAAAGTACCCGCTTGGTACTATCTTCTGTGCTGAAAAGTTTGACTTTCCAGAAGCTGATCATTTGAACATCCGTAAAGAGGATGTGACCGCCATCATGTATGAGAAAACGCTCATGCCTATGGCAGGTATTGACAAAGACCGCATCAATGCGATTGCAGATTACACTGTAGAATACATGATTGACCACGCTGATTTTGGCGTAGAAATGGCCAAGAGTGTAGCGGAACAGTTTGCTGCATTTGGCTATGAGTTTGACTGGGATAGCAAGATTGCCCCTAAGCCTATCGCTGGTGGTGAACTTCCTACTGGTACAAACTTACGCCGTACCATTGCGGCCAATTACCCTGTGCCTACAGTAGAAGACTGTGGTTTCCACATTGACCCGGACATGTGGTTCTTGCTTGTACGTAACGTACTTCGTGGTGAGAACGTCATGCTTGTGGGCCCGACAGGGGCGGGTAAGACAGAACTTATCTCTCACTTAGCTAAAGCTATGGAGAAAGAAATGTTTATCCAGGATATGGGAACTGTACAAGATGCGCAGTCAGCTCTCCTTGGTGTTCACCGTTTGAACAAAGAAGGTCACTCTGTGTTTGAGTACGCTCCATTTGTGAGCCACATCAAATCTGGAGGTATCGTTCTTTTGGATGAGTTATCTCGCGCACCGTTGGCAGCTAACAACATCCTCTTCCCATGTTTGGACAAGAGACGTTACTTGCCAGTGGATGTAGCTTCAGAAGAATCAGAGCGTGTTGTGCCAGTAAATGAGGAGACTGTCTTCATTGCTACCGCTAACATTGGTTCTGAGTACTCTGGTACCAACGCCATTGACCGTGCCTTGATGGACCGTTTCTTCATCGTTGAAGTAGGTTATCCTACTGAGAAAGATGAGGTCAACGTCCTTCGTTCACGCACAGGTCTTGAAGAGCGTCCTGCTTCTGCTATTGTAAAAGTTGCTAACGAAATCCGTAAGCAGTACAAAGAGCAGGAACTTTCCACTCCAATCTCAGTTCGTCACACACTCCAGGCTGCAAGCTTGGTAACTGACGGATTTGAAATGGACAAAGCTTTGCTTGCTACCATCATGCCTCTATTTGAAGATGGCATTGGTGTGTCTGAGCGTAGCAAGGTGTTGTCTATCATCTCTGCATTTTAAAGCTGTTAGGATCAGCTATAGTAAGAACAACGGGAGAGTGTAACAGCTCTCCCTTTTCTTACAATTCCTACCCAATTACATGAAAGACATGAGTAAATTAGTAAAAGACTGGTTTGGACGTAGAGCAGAAGATGCCTACACATACGCTGATGATTCAAAGAGATTATTCAGCTGGGATAAAGGTAGAAGTTCTTATTCTTCTTACTTTATCCGTAGTGACGAGACCCTAAAGAATGCGGCCAAGATGATTGGTTCCATGTTTAGAGTAGTTGGTGTTCCCAAAGGATACAAATACAACGCAAACGCGCAGACAGGACATTCACGTGATGATGCACAAACCATCCAGGTGCCTATCCAGATGCTGCGTGATGAAAACGGTAATTACAAGGACAATGATCCTCAGTTACTGGATGCATTCTATGGTGCAGCTATTCAGAATGCAGCGCTTGCAACCATGCAGACGCACAGTGAATATGCCGCTACCATGCGTGCAGAACACCGTGGTAAGGTTTCTGACCTTATGTTCTCTGTGCTGAACAAAGAACGTATTGACAAGAAACTTGCTGATCGCCTGCCAGGATACCTCAAGTTTGTTCAGAAGTACAAGGACCATACGTATGGTAACATACCAGCTCCTGATGCAATGGCCTCTAAACAAGAGCGCCTGATGGACCTGATCGTAAAGATGCTGCGTTACCCTGCTAACCTGGATCCTGACACCTTGGAAGAGTTTGACAAACCTATCAAACAAATTGAGCGCCTGCTCAAAAAGCATGGTGGTATTCCTGAAACCTCTTCAGAATGTGGCAACATGGCTACTTCTCTGGCCAACATCGTGTACAAGTATATTGATGAAGAAGAACAACAAGAGGAAGAACAGCCAGGTGATGGTGACGGTGACGGTGATGGGGATCAAGAAGCTCCAAAGAAATCTCCTGCTAAGTCCAAGTCAGAAATGGATGAACTTGCCAAGTCCATGATGAAAGCAATGAGTCCTGATGAAGCACCGGACAATGAGGAATTCCAGGCAGAAATGGAAGACTTCAGCGAAGACATGGATGAGGAAAAGCCTAAGGCTCCTATGCATCACAGTTATGAGCAAGAAGGTGTCATTGCAGAAGGTAAAGTTGTCTGGAAGAAAACCGTTGTGAAAGAATCCACCAAGGACAACTATCGCAGTGCCTTGAAGAAAATTGATGTGACCAAAGCTGCTGTATTGCAAAAGTTATTGCAACGCAAAAGCAAGGACCACGCCTTTGTTCTCAAGTCTATGCGTTCAGGTCGCCTGGATACCAACAAGATTGCAGAAGCACGTCAGAATGTACCTACTATCTATGAGCGTATTGGTCACGTAAAGACCAATAAGATCACTGTAGGTGTACTTATTGACGAATCTGGATCTATGGATGGTTCAAAGATCCAAAAGGCACGTGAGGCAGCTATTTTCATCAACGAAGTGTTCAGAAAGATGCCGGATGTAGATCTGTACATCTATGGACACACAGCAGATGAAGGTGGTCCTCATAACGTGAACATGCAGATCTACCGTGAGAAAGGTAGCATAACAGATCCGTTTGCCCTTGGTGAAGTGAAAGCTCGCTCCAACAACCGTGATGGTGATGCGATTATTGCTACGGCAAGACGTATCCGCCAGTTCACCCACAATGAAGGCTTGTTATTCGTTCTCTCAGATGGTCAACCAGCAGGTTATGACTATCACGGCCAGGAGTCTATCAAAGATACCCGTATTAAAGTGAGCAAAGCCCAGGCTTTAGGCTTTCAGGTGATCCAGATTGCCATTGAAGAAAGCGTACCTTCTGAGCAGATGTTTGACTACTTCATCAAGATGACCAACATCAAAGAATTGCCACGTGAATTGACCTCTTACATGTCCCGCAAGGTTGACAAGATGATCAAGAGTACGGTAACTCTGTAAAAGAACAAGCCCCAGATGTTTAAGTCTGGGGCTATTTGTTCTACAACATCAGTTAGCCGACACGCCATACACGCACAAACCTTTCCTCAGGCTTTATAACAGCCATTCGCACCACCATATGCGAATACTGATCTGATTTGCAGACCTTCTTTACAGAGTGTGCCTTCTTTTTCGGTACAACAAAGGACTGCTTAGGTTTAATGTGTGTGAGAATAGCGCCAACTTTTGCAATGAACTCAGGATCCCTGACTCCTCTTGCAGGCATTGGAATGTTGTTCTCAATTTTTAAAATGTCCATCCCATCTGCTTTAGATGAAGGACGACCCCTCTTTCCTTGAGGGGCTTTAGTAGCATTTCTCATGTGGAAAAGTGTTTTAAGGACACAATATAGAGCAAAGTCTCTAAAATGTACCTCTACATAAAGAAATTATTTTGTATTTTTACTGATCCAATAGCCTTATGAAGAATCTAAAATGGGCAGGCAATGCCTCTACCATCAGCAAAATGTCTGGTGAAAACTCTTTTGACGAAATTCCAGCAGGAGTCTGGAAACTGGTCGTAACTATGTCAGGTGCATTCCTGACTAAAGTTTGTGACCGTTTTGAATTTGGCCACAAAGTCTACGGCCTTGAGTCTCAGTTCATTAACCATGCATTGACATCATTCAGTGCTTCTGAAAAGAACATGGGTGTATTGCTCAACGGTTTAAAGGGTTGTGGTAAAACAGTTACTGCAAAGACTTTGGCAAACATGTCTGGCTTACCGGTGATCCTGGTGGATGGTGATACCATTAACAACCTGGGTTTCTTTGAAGACATTCAACAGCCTCTGTGCTTCATGTTTGATGAATTTGAAAAGATCATCAACCACGAAAGCATGGGAGCAATTGCGCCACTACTAAGTTTTGTGGATGGTACTGCTACAGCTACCAAGCACTTGATGTTGTTTACTTCTAACGACACAAAGATCTCTGAGTTCTTCATTGATCGTCCAGGACGTATTCGTTACATCAAGAACTATGGTTCTCTTTCATCAGAGGTAGTACAGGAAATTCTTGATGACAAACTTTTGCATAAAGAGTTTGAGAAAGATATCCTTGAGTGGGTTGCTTACTTTAAGTTCCTTACCATTGACATCTTGACCTCTATCATCAATGAAGTAAACCTTCATAAAGTAGGTCCATCTGTGTTCAAGTCGTTCTTTAACGCTGACAATGAAAAGGGCACATACAATGTGAACTACAAGTTCACTGACCCTGAAACAGGACAGTCACACATCTTTGAGAACTACTACTCAATTGAAGGAGAATCTCCAGCTGATCATTTCAGAAGACTCATCAATGGTAATCGTGAAATGTATGTAAGCTGCATTCGTGTACGTTACACTCCTGAAGGTCAGATTGTTGAACAGATTGACAACTATGCTCAACAACGTGGTTTTGACAATGATGACTATGAACTAGACTATTCTGCTAAACCTGGTGAGTTCAAGTTGATTTTCAACAAACTTGAACAAGAACGCGTTTCACTTATGAACACAGCAACTGATGTTGAGTCTGAGAATTCAATGTCAATGTCAGCAGAGTCAAAATTCAATGAAGAAGCGCGCAAGCATTACAGTCATTTGCCGTATGGTTTCTGTTCTACTGATGGTAGTTTCATGATTAAAGGCAACAAAGAATACCATGTAGAAGCGATCTACACAGCACGTGAGACTTATACAAGAAACTCATTTGCATTCTAGTCATGGCCAAGGTATTTTCTGAAGGTACCAAGGTCACATGGCACGCAAGAGTTGATCATAAGGGTGTAATAAAAGCGTTACACCCTGACGATCCTCGTTATGTGTATGTGGTGTTCGTTTGTGCTGGTAACTGGGATAACTACAAAGACTATGATTCTCAAAGAGTATTACTCAGTCAGTGCACACACGGGTGGAAAGATGACCCCGATACCAACTCATCTAAAGTGAAGTATGACATAGAAGAAGGAACATGGAAAACCAGTTAGTTTACAATGGCGGTACATGCTTAGTATGTAAAGAGACTATTGCCTCTTATGCCAGACATGATTTTGTTACCTGTTCATGTGGTAATCTTTCCATTGATGGAGGATTGGCTGAATATTCACGTGTGATATGTGGTGGTGGACCACATAGTCTAAACAAAGTATACGCTAATGACCCTTTTAAAATAGTCCGTCAGTATGCAACACGTGGAGCCAGAGGCAAAGATGGTAAACAACCATTAAAGTGGATTGCCCTTTGTGATATGACCAACGGCCACCTGGAAGCTGTCATTGAATATGGCGGACCTGCATGGCACCTGGAACTGATCAGTAAGGAACTTCAGTACAGACGTGAGAATAACATCTTTATTCCTGATGAGGATGAGGAGATTCCATCAGCTGAAGAAGAACTTGCTGTGAGAATTGACAGTAAAACTGAGCTACGCAAAGGTTCCTTGATTACAGTAGCAGAAACTTCAATGTCAGGAAATTTGAGAAAAGGAAAACCTTATGAAGTCTTAGATGTAAATAGACTTGGTTTT